GAGATAAAACAACCTCTTAGCTATAACGCTAAGGCATAAAGGAGAAAGAGCGATGACACTGGAAAAAGTAAAAGAGGCGTTAAACGAGGCTATTGATATGTGGGCAGCAGACCCAGAAGCTGGGAATCTTGAGTTGAAGGTTTACAAAGAAGCTTTAGTCGAGCTTAATACGTTTATAGAGAGGCTAGAGAGTGAGGATATAATAGAGGAGCTTGCTATAGATATGTGGCGCATAGAGTCTAAATTGCAGGAAAATGAGGCGTTATATAGCTGGTGGGCTAACGACTCCACCGAGAGGAAGAAAGATAAATACAGGGGTTTAGCCAAAACATCAATTAAAACAATAAAGGATATGATATGACAGAGGAACTAAAACACAGCGAGTTACCATTTTCTATTAGTGAAATGGCGGGTAGTAATATACTTAACGCAAAAGGCGTGTTTGTAGCCCAATGCTTTAATTTTCAAGACAACGTGACTGCCAACGCCAAGCTTATAGTAGAATCTGTTAACAACGCCGCTCGGTACAAAGAAGCACTGGAGGCTATCCTTGCAGATTTGACAGAAAGGGCAGATGTAGATTCAAATGGCGCAAGAGTTTTAAATATAGGTAGTGGGGTGTTATACCAAGCCCGACAAGCACTTAAAGAGGATTAACCAATGAACCAAGACACGAAGAAAAATGAGATGACGGAGTTAAAAAAGAAGGTAAAGGCATTTTGGGAGTGTATAGCTTGCGGAGTTCTTGGTGATAACAATGAAAAATGTCATAATTGCGGCATGGAGGGTGATATTCCTAATTGCCCTTTCTGCGATAGTTGTGAATTTGAACTACATAAAACATTGACATCATGCAGGGTTGCTTGTGGCAATTGCGGAGCGCGTGGCGCGGAGTGGGAGTACCTACAAGACGCATTGAGTGCATGGAACACCAGAGCCACCACAGACCATGATGAACTGCGGGCGCAGCTAAAGGCGGCTGAGGAGCGGAACAAGGTGTTAGAGAATACAGCCGAGTTTTATAAAAACTATATAAAGGACTTAGGCAGCCAGACCGATAGCTGCACATATAGCGCAACAAAAGATATTTGCCCAGAATGCAGGTGCGGTAAACAAGCTTTAACCACCTAGGGCATAACATAAAGGAGTAAGACTGTGATATTAAGGGAAAGGGTTGTTGTGCCAGAGCTGATATTGGACGATGCAATACTGGAGGGGTGGAGCGTTTATAGAAATGGCTGTAGTTTTTCTCTGGAAGTGCGAGATAGAAGATATTTCCTAAAATTAGGCTGTTACGTGTTGGTGAATTTAATACGGGGGGCGGAGAAGATTCTTTTTAATTATATAGAATCTAATAGTGGAGAGGTGGAGCTTATACCTAATGAGAACGTGAAAAAGGAAACTATCTTGGCCCTGCTTAGTAAAACAGATAATTGCACACATTGTGGTGGTGTAGTTTTTAACCACCTAGAGCAGCTAACTAAAGGAATACTATTATGAGAATGATGCCTAAAAATAATCCACAAAAGAAAAAGTGTAATTATTGTGGCTTTGTTGAATCGGACATAACTTACAAAGAATATGCTGAGGCTTATAATGAGTTATATGACGCAACACCGAAAGAGGTTTGGAAGGAGTATCACGATAACGGATATACACTAGCACGAGCGTTAAAAATGGAATGGAACTACGCTTAAGGTTTCGACCACCTAGAGCAGCTAACTAATAAATAAAGGATGATTATGAAAGAAGAATGGAAGCCAGCACACGAATGCCCCTTTGATAAATTTGTCGAAGTTAAAGGCAGTGATTATATGGGAGAGTTTACCTTTAATTATAAAGTTAAGAAAAAAAGATACAGCCAGCCAGCAGGAAAGAAAAAAGGCGGTCAAATCGGTTATAGATGGGTAGATGAAAAAGGCAATAAATGCCCAGATAGTGACGATATAACTGAATATAAAGTTGAATCTATAGAGGAGAACAAACAATGATTGAGTCAGTAACAGTATTAAACAGCACGGGTGAGCGGCACGGGCACAAGTGTGACGAGTATATTTATGATTTATCGTTTATAATGCTTAAAGAGAGTGGGCAGATAGTGGCTGTGTTTAATAATTATAAAGAGTTCTACGTGAAAAAAAGGAAAGAGACATGATTAATTTACTTAAAAAAGCAACAGTAGCAATAATAGTAACAGCTTATATATTAATAATAACAGGGTTACTATGTTATGGATTCTTGTATATACTTGCAGTACTATAAAAGATATGTTATATATATTAAATGCTTATAAACTTATACGGCCATATAGTTAACCCAGATAGTATAATATTGGTTGAATTATCAACTGGTAATGATTCCTATTTGCTAAGATTACCTGCTATAGTGGGAACAAGTGCCGTAGGTAAGAATTGGATAGAGATAAGCGCAGAAACAGTACAGACAGTTGACGAGATAGGTTATCACCAACTAGAAAAACTATACATGATGAACATGATTAATAAACTAGAACGCCTAGCTAAAGCTAGTGCTGAGGGGATTAATACAGATGGCGAAACTAAAAAGACTATATGACGAGTTGTTATACGACCCAAAGTACAATAGTGTAGCAATAGCAATAAAAAGCTACTTCTTTGCTGGTATATCAGGAAACAAAACCCCATTAACAATAGAACGTGTAAACCGCTGGTTAAAAGAAGAAAACTATCAGGAGGCTGCGTAATGGGTAGACCACTCAAGTTTGAAACTAAAGAAATACTCGACAAAGCAATACAGGCTTATTTCGATGAGGTTGCCAAAGATTTCTTTAAGGATTCCAATGGCGTAGTGCATCAAGCACCCTTAACAATTACAGGACTAGCACTAGCACTTGATACCACAAGACAAACCCTTATGGATTATCAAGAACGTGACGAGTTTACTGACACAGTAAAAAGGGCAAAGACTGTCGTGGAGAATTACGCGGAGAAAAGATTATTCGGGAATAACGCGACTGGAGCGATATTTGCACTTAAAAACTATGGCTGGAAAGATAAGTTTGAGAACGAAAACAACAACAACGACACCGTAACAATTATAAGTGCAGAACCTTTAACCCCTAAAGAATGGGAAGAAGAGCATGGAAAGTAGATTAAAAGAATTAGCGGCTCAGGACGGGTACACAGTAGAGAATAAAGGCCAGCAAAGCGGCTTATATGCTTTATATGAACTTACTAACGGTGAGCAATGCGGAACATTATGTATAACTAGTATGGAGTATAACCAATACGGAGGCTCTCCAGCAACACATTCCTACACAAAGACGGTAGGTAAAACCAACACATCGGTTAAAAAAGAAGGAAGTGCGGCTATTGCTAGTAAACTGCCAGAACTAATGGAAGCTAAATATAAGGTATTTAAGCAAGCAATGGGCAGTAAGTATGGAAAGTAAATACACCCCATTCAACGGAGGCGTAAGCCCTGTAGCTGGTGAGACTATAGTGCAATTAAACCTATCCAATGAGCGTGAGCCTATAGAACTAGCTGAAACATTCAACTGGAGCAAAGTAGGGCGTGGTACTGATTACCCGTTTATATTAGGCTGGAGAGAAGCTACACAAGAAGAGTTTGACGAGTATCAGGACAGGAAAGCAAAACGCATAGCGGAGTTAAAGGGATGAAAAACGAATATCTAAGTAAAATAACTATAGGCAATACATTCCTGCGGTTAGTTTTTAAAGATGATAGTTTGTATAATTATAGACGTACTATTGACATTCCCCAGTTAGTTAAGATAACCGACGCAGCCCCAAAGGTGGCACAAGAACACTTTGATAGTGATGTACGTTTTAACCTAAAAGGCCAAAAGGTTCGTAATGTATCTATATCGTTCTACAGGTACAATGATAAAGAGGTGATACATAGGGTTAACTATGATGTGAGTTTGGGTTTATATGGCGACCATAGTTACAAAGGTGACGCTGAGAGTATATCGCAGTCTACACCTGCCCCTGATAGTATAGTAAATATGTTTATAGAGATTGAGCAAAGTAACGTATAATATACAAATATGCTCAAATATACGGGGATATAACAAAATAGTGTAATGGAAATGCGAAAAAGAAACTTCCAGATATTTATACACCCAAAACCAGATAATTTAGGTTATGCGGGTTTTTGTTGGGACTACTTCAAGGAGTGTAAGTTTCGCTTTGTAAGATTCCAGTGGATTAGTCGGAGGCAGTTTAAGAAGACTTATCCTTATAAGGTAAAGTTTCACATTTCATTAACAAAGCAAGAGGCTGTTCATTGGTGTTGGGAAGATAAAGATTTATGGATATATTGTATAGATGAATAACAGGTACAAACCAAAAGGCATACTAAAGTTCTTCGAGTACAAAGAAAGGTACTACATAGGCTTTTCTTATGGTCGTATACACCAGCCTTGCACAATGAAGACGTTTAATAATTACCCACTGAAAGTAATCAAATTATTTAAGTTACATATAGCCTATGGTAAAAACTAACGTTATCTGGCGACCACAAGCAGGAAGACAAAAAGCACTGATTGATTGCCCGGTGTACGAAATCTTCTACGGTGGAGCAAGGGGTGGTGGCAAGACTGACGGCGTGCTGGGTAAGATGGCTTTAAAGGCTCAAAAGTACGGCGATGCTTTTAACTGTATATTCTTCCGAAAAGAACTTCCTATGTTGGACGACGCTATAATGCGAAGTCAGCAAATATACTCACCACTAGATGCCCAATGGATAGGCTATAAGAAAACGTGGCAATTCAAAGGCGGTGGCACATTAAGATTCAGACCATTGGAAAGAGATATTGACGCTGAGAAATACCAAGGCCAAAACTTATCAGACGTTTGCATAGAAGAAGCTGGCATGTATGGCGACCCTGCTCCTATATTTAAGATGCACGCCGCAATCCGTTCAGCAAGTGGAATACCCACGCAAATGCACCTAACGGGAAACCCTGGGGGGGCAGGTCAAGGTTGGTTGCGTGATAGGTTTGTAGACCCATGTCCAGAAGGTATGAAGGTAATAACTGAGACACTACCAAACAGGGCAGAGCGACAAAGGGTTTATATCCCTGCTAAGGTAACAGACAATCAAATATTATTACAGAACGACCCAAACTATGTAGGCAACTTACACATGGTTGGTTCCACTGCATTGGTTAAAGCTTGGTTAGAGGGCGACTGGGATGCAGTAGAAGGCGCATACTTTGATAAGTTCGACAAGAATAAACATATTATCAAGCCATTTAAGATTCCTGAGCATTGGTATAAAATCAGAGCGTTTGATTGGGGATACAGAGCGCCCTTCTGTGTGCTATGGATTGCTATAAGTGATGGAAAGCCTGTTGAGTGCGATGGCAAGGTTACGTCTTTTCCAAAAGGTGCTGCTATTGTGTATCGTGAATGGGATGGAGCAAGTAAGCCTAGCGTTGGTTTAAGGATGGAGAATAAAGACATTGCTGCTGGGATTATCGAGAGGGAAACACGCGACAAGATGGATGACATGGTTGCCGATCCTGCTATTTGGATTCAAAGCGGTGGTATCTCTATTGGTGAGCAAATGATGAACGAGGGGTGTTTCTTCCGAAAGGCAGATAACAAGCGGCTTGCAGGGTGGCAACAGGTGCGCCAAAGAATAGAGGGTGACAACAACGCACCAATGCTGTATATATTTAGTAATTGCAACGCGTTAATTAGAACACTCCCCGCAATGCAACATGATAAAACTAAACCAGAGGACTTGGATACAACAGCCGATGACCATTATGTAGACACACTAAGATATGGTTTAATGGCGCGTCCTTATGTTAAGACTAAGATTGACCACCCTAAAGACTGGGATGCAAATATATACGTGGCAGATGTTATAAAAGAGATGCGAGCAAAGGATAAACAAAAGGGGTTTAAGTGATGACAGGCATAGAAACAAAAGAAGATATAACCGATGGTAGTAGTTTTGGCGATTGGAAACTATGGAGTCAGGAGATAGAAAACGCCAAGAAGTTCCGCGAGCCGTGGGACAAGGAAGTTAAGGAATATTACGACATATACAAGAACGACACAAAAGGCGCGGCCTTCACTACTAACCGTTATCCGATTATGTGGGCTAATATCCAAACCCTAAAGCCCTTGATATTCTCAAACCTACCACTAGCAGAAATACGACGTAGATACATAGGCAAGGATGCAGTTGCAAGATTATCATCTATTCTATTAGAAAGAAGCGTAAACTTTTTCTTAGAGGCTGGCAACGCAGCGGCTGGGATTGCTAAAACTAGGGATGATGGATTGATAACTGGTCTTGGTGAGATTAAAGTCCGCTATGAAGCTGAGATAAGCAAACTGGAATCAGGAAGCGAAGCTGTAACAGGCAAGAAGATTGAGTATGATTTTGTATCTTGGGATGACTACCTTACTTCCCCTGCTAAGGATGAAACTTTAATACGCTGGAAAGCATACAAACACAAACGAACTCGTGAGCAGCTAGTGGAGCAGTTCGGTAAGGAGAAAGGCGACAAAGTAGCACTAAACGAAACTATCCTTGAGGGTGATGATATAAAAGACGAAGACGACACCCAAACGTTTAAACGTGCAGAAGTGTGGGAAATATGGGACAAGACAGAAGGCAAAGTAATATTTTGGAGCAATGGGTATAAAGAGGGCGTGTTAAGTAGCGAAGATGATGTTTATAATCTGGTTAACTTCTTTCCGTCTCCAAGGTCTTTAAACTTAGGACGTGTAAATGGTTCAATACTACCAGTGCCTCCGTATCGTATGTATAAGGCTCAAGCTGTTGAATTGAACGTCTTAGCTGATAGAATCGAAACAGTAACAAAAGCTATAAAAGCTGGCGGCTTGTATAATCAAGTTATGAACGGAAATGATGTAGATTCACTACTGAATAACGAGGATGATACATACAGCCCTGTACAAGTACCACCAGAAGTAGACATCAACAAGATGATTTACACTAGGGATATAGTGGGGCTTGCTAATGTACTAACTGTTTTACGCTCACAAAAAGCGGAGCTTATCGAAGAGATAAAGGATATCACTGGTATATCTGATATTGTTCGTGGCAACACGAAAGCTTCAGAAACGGCAACAGCTCAAAAACTTAAGAGTAACTTTGCAATAAGCCGTATACAAACTCAACAACAAGCCATGTCTGAATTTATAAAGGATATGGTAGAGATAACAGGCGAGCTATTAGCTGAGAATTGGAGCGGTGAAGAGTTGGCTGAAATTGCTGGCATTACTGTCACGAGTCAAAAAGAGTTTGATGAAAAGATTGCAAACATGGCTGCTGGTTTAGATGTGAACGAACAAGAGTTTAACAAAATCATCAAAACTATGCGTGAAGAGCAGGAGCGCACAATTAAAACAGAAGGTGGCGTAACTGATAGGGATTTAAAGAAAGTAGAAAAACTATTGCGTAACGATAAGATGCGCGGCTATGCAATTGACGTAGAAACTGAAACAACAGCACAAGTTGATAGTGATAAGCTCAAAGCGCAGCGTATAGAGTTTATGAATACTATGACAGCATTCCTAACACAAAACACTCCACTGGTACAAGCTGGGTTATTACCTATGGAAGCATTTAAGGCGATGATTGGCTTTGTGGCAAGGCCGTTCAAAGTAGGGCGTGAACTAGAAGAGTCATTCGAGCTAATTGGCGAGAAAACAGACGAGCAGAAGGAAGCTGAAAAACAACCAACTGCTGAAATGATTGACGCGCAACAAAACAAACGTAAGATTGATATTGACGAAGAGAACGCCAAGACTAGCAGAATGAAGGTTGAAGGAGAGCTTAAACTTGACGCTGCTAAGATGGACCACACGTCAATGGAGAAAGAAAACGACCGTGAATCTGACTTCACCTTACAGCAGTTGAAAGACCTTAGAAACGACGCTAAACAACAAGGGGTTAATTAATGACAAGCAGAAAGTGGGAAGACTACAAAGAATCGGTAGGTGGCGAGAGGTCTGAATGGTTTAAGCGTATAGACCAAGAGGTGCAAGACGCAATCAAAGAAGGTTTAAATATTAAGCAGTATATGGAATCTGTATCTGATGATGTAAAGTGGAAGCCAGTATACTCTATAAAAGTTGGGCTATTTGTTCATTATTATGTGGAAAGTAAAAATGCTTAGAATGACACCAGAGGAAGAAGATAAACAATTTCTTGCTATGTGCTTTAAAGATAAAGTTGACCCAACAAAGGAGCGGAGGGCGTTCTTTAACAAAGTTGTAGAGAATCGCGCAAAGCAAATGCAAAGCCCTGAATACATAGCTTACCATAAAGAGCGAATCCGTAGGCAGCAAAGAACTGTAGAGCAAACTATACAAGAAGATGGAGCTATTATCAGCCCTATTGATGATAAGCAGTATATTACAAAGCGTTCATGGGAAGACCATAAGAAAGCTGAAAACGTTGTTGAAGTGGGCAATGAAACCGCTAACAAACGTAAGAAAAAGAAGATACTTTCATAGTTCTATAATTATATAGTTGCATAAGTGTCGAATGATTGTTATAGTTAATTGAACCTTAAGAGGATAAAGTATGTCGGAAGAGGAAGTTGTGGTCACAGAACCCAACCCAACCAATGAAGACCTAAGTATCGACAACGCAATTAATGCACTTTATGTAAGTGAAGAAGTTGCAGAGTCAGCACCAGAAGAAACGAAAGTTGAAGCTGATGTTTCCGAACCTGAAGAAGTAGCAGAGTCTACAGAATCAGAAGAAGGCGAGTTTTCTTTACCTGAGAATATGCCGAAGGAGCTACAAGAATCTCTATCTAGTTTAGGGGAAGACGCTCAAAAGCAAGGTGTTGAAGTTTTCAAGAAGATGCAAGGCAGCTTTACGAAAAAGAATCAAGAGTTTGCAGAGCAAAAGAAACTCGCAGAAAATATAACACAGGCTTTTAGTAATAGCGGTTTAAATGTCAGTAGTCCTGAAGGGGTAGTAAACAACTACATAGCATTTGAGAAGCTTATAGCAAGTGACCCAAAGGCGGCAGTACAGAAGCTAATGACACACGCTAAACTAAAACCTGAAGACCTCGGTATAACGACTCCTACTAGCAGTAGTGATGATGAATACTTAACTGATGATGAACTTAACAATCGTAAACAATACGAAACGTTGCAACAAGAAGTAAACCAGTTAAAGCAAAACGCTGCAAATAGTAGGAACCAGGCCCAACAATCTGTTGTGGATGGATTCCGTAATAAAACCAACGAAGCAGGTGAACTAGTTAATCCTCACTTTGATGCTGTAAAGGCTGATATGATGGATTTATCTGATGTAAACCGAAATTTGACTATAGACCAATTATATACAAAAGCTGTTCGTATGAATGATGATTTGTATATGAAGACGCTAGAAGCTGAAAAGACAAAACATTTAAATGAAGTTGAGTCTAAGCGGAAAGCAGAAGTTGAGAAGGCCAAGAAGATGAACGGACAAAGTTTACGGACTGGCGCAGTAGCAACACAGGTTATAGACCAAGATACGATGTTGGAACAAGCAGTAGCTGCGGCTGGATTTAATTAATTGTTGGCGTTTCCTAAAAAAAGGAAATTAAAATGGCTAATCCTAATATTTCACAACTACTTTCCACTACTATGGAAAACCAAAAGGCTACTGTTGTTGACAACATAGCTGAAAATAACATAATCTTTTTAAAGCTAAAAGAGCGCGGTCGTATCTTAAAGCAATCTGGTGGTACTACTTTCCGTGAGACTCTTTCTTACGCTGAGAATGCTACTATACAGTCTCAAGGTGCTTATGATACTTATGATACTGCACCTCAAGACGTTATTACTTCTGCTGACTTTGACCAAAAAATCATCACTGGTACTATTACCATGACTGATTTGGAAGCAAACCAGAACAACGGTAAAGAGCAAATCATCCCTTTGATGAAAGCTAAAATGGACGTTCTTAAGACTTCATTTGATAACGTGTTCGGTGACCAGTCTTATTCAGATGGTACAGGCGAAGGTGGTAATGAGATTGGTGGTCTACAACTACTTGTAGCTGATGACCCTACAACTGGAACTGTTGGTGGCATTAACCGTGCAACTTCTACAAACACTTTCTGGAGAAACCAACTTTATGATTTCTCAGTAGAATCTGTTACTCCAAGCGCGACAACTATACAAAGTTCTATGAATGTTCTTTACAGACGTTGCCAAACTCAAGGCGGGCAATTGGTTGACCTTATCACTGCTGGTGATACTTACTTTGGTTACTTTGAGGATTCATTACAAGCTAACCAACGTTTCAGCAATGGTGACATGGCTAAACTAGGGTTTGATTCATACAAGTATAAAGCTGCTGATGTAGTTTACGATACTAAGTGTAATGACGCTCGTATGTACTTCTTGAACACTAGACATCTATCATACAAATATATCGGTGATAGCATGATGAGTGTCGGTTCAGCTACACGCCCACATAACCAAGGCATAACTGTTGTTCCAATGACAAGTATGGGTAACTTAACAATTACTAATGCTCGTGTTCATGGTGTAATGATTGCATAGCTAACTTCCCCCTTTAATTAGGGGGAATAACTCAAATAAAAGGAAAAGAAAAATGTCTAATTTTAAAATTATATCTAACCACGTTATAGCGCAGGACATTGAAGACACTTCTACGACTCAACTTGTGCCTTTGGGAACAAGAGTGCAAGCAGAAGATAAAGCTTCAACTGCTTATGGCATTGGTGAGTTTATCTACTTACAAGGTGTTGCTTCAACAGTTGTTGGTTCGTTTGTTACTATATCTTCTGATGACTTCTCAACGGCACTACTTGCAGCTAATGCAATCGGTGATGTTGGTACATCTATGTCGATTAACGTTGCAAGCTCGTATGGCTGGTATCAAATCGCTGGTAAAGGTGTTGGTAAGGCTTTAACTGGTTTTGCTGATAACGCTAACGTTTATGGGACTGCTACGGCTGGTTCTATTGATGATGCAATCGTTGCTGGTGACCGTGTACAAAGATGTAAAGGCGCGTCGGCTGTTGATACACCTTCTACAGGTTTAGCAGAGTTTGAAATGTTCTATCCATTCACAAACAACGCTTTAGCAGACTAATTATTTAAGGGGGGCGATATTGCCTCCCTTTTAACTTTAAAAGGAAATAAAAATGGCTAAAAAAGAAACACTAGTGAGAACTTTAACATCCGAAGCAGAGGCTACATATGGTAGTCAAGCTATTGGATTCTATGACAATCCTAGAACGTTCACGCCAAAGGGCAAAAAAGACGAAATCACAGAAAATAGACTATATATATCCATTGATAATATTGGAAAGAAACAAGTAGTAAAACGCAAAGTAACAGATGAAGAGTTGCCATTACTAAAAAGAAGATATGAGCGTGCTTATAACCTATATTTAGCTGCTAAGAAATCAGGCGGTAGATTAGATGAAACAAGTCAATTAGTTGATTCATTAGCTGCAAAGAACAAAGAAATAGCTAAGAAAGAAAAAGAATCTGCTAGTAAAGACGAAGAAATAGAAAACATGCGCAAAGAAATGGTTTTATTGCAAGAGGCTGCAAAGAAAACCAAAGAAACTAAAAGCGAGTAACCTATATGACCCTTTTAAGTATATGTCAGGACGTTGCAAGAAGTAGCAAGGTAAAAGTGCCGTCAACAATCATTGGGAACAGTGAGTTGGAGGCGGTGCGTTTACTTGAATCTATATCTGAGACGGTAAACGACTTGCTTAAAAGGGTTGATTGGGAAGAGTTACAAGCAGAAGCAACAATCACAACGGTTGCTAGTACAGAGGGGTATAACTTACCCTCAGACTTTGAAAGAATAACCAACGGCACCGCGTGGAATACTACCAATACTAATCAGATGGTTGGCGTGGTATCTGCCCAAGAGTGGCAAGATTTAAAGAACAGAACGTCAAGTTCAAGTTCGTTTACGGATAGATATAGAATAAGGGGTGGTCAGGTTTTAATATTCCCTACTCCTGCGGCTGTAGAGTCGTTAGTTTATGAATACACTGTGAATACGCCTGTAGAATCTTCTGGAGCAGTAGCACAAACGGGCTGGGAAGCTGATACAGACGTACCAAGAATAGACGCATATTTAGTGCAGTTAGGTACGAAATGGAGATTCCGTAAAGTAAACGGGATGCCTTACCAAGAAGACATGAGTCAATATAATGAAATCGGATTATTAAAAAAGGGACAGGACGGCGGCCGCATGACTATAACACCTCGGGGAAGATTCCCATCGGGTGTGAATGTGGGTTATCCTGAAAATGTAACAGCACCATGACCAGAGAAATTAGTTTACAGGCAGAAAGGGGGGGTAATTCGGTTGCAGTTGTTGCACCTGCTCCTCATGGTGGCTGGAATACTAGGGACGCTGAAAGTCAGATGCCTATTGAGGACGCGGTTATACTTGACAACTGGATTCCTTCAGTTGGCAAAGTTGATACAAGATGGGGTTATACATCGTCAGGCACAGGTGCAAGTGGCAATGTGGAAACGTTGTTATCATATGAGGCTGGGACAGTAAGTGAATTAATATCTGCAAGTGATGGCAATGTATATAAAGGCACAAGCGGGACTCTTACAAGTATAGGCTCAGGCTTTGCAAACGCACGTTGGGAAGGTGCAAACTTTAACGCTAATCTTTTGATGGTTAATGGCTCGGATACACCCCAGACATTTGACGGTTCCACGTTATCTGCTTTAAGTATAACGGGTTCGGGCCTAACGCCAGCAACTTTAGATGGTGTCGCGGTATTTAAGAACTTCGTGTTTTATTGGGATAGTGACACACAAGATTATTGGTATGGTGCTTTAAATGCAATTGAAGGTGCGTTTACGAAATTCCCTCTTTCTAGGGTTGGAACGTTTGGTGGAAATTTAGTTAAAATAGAATCTTGGAATGTAGATGGTGGTGACGGCGTTGATGACTTGGCAGTATTTTTTATGTCTTCTGGGGACACTATTGTCTACCAAGGAACAGACCCAGGCGACGCAGCGGCGTGGGCTTTAGTTGGGGTTTACAAGATAGGCTCGCCAATACACCAAAGGGCTATTACTAAAATAGCTAGTGACATGATGATTGTTAATAATGGTGATTTTGTGCTATTTAGTGAGGTATTTAAAAAGGGTGGCTTAGTTGGAACTAGCACGAAGCTATCAGGCGCAATCACAGAGGCCGCTTTAAACTATGGTTCTAACTTTGGTTGGCAATCCTTGGAGTATCAAAGGGGAAATCTATTAATAGTTAACGTACCTATTGCAACTAATACCACGTACCACCAATATATTGTAAACACCATAACGGGCGCAGCTGCACGTTTTACAGGTATAAATGCTAGGGTTTGGGCAGTTCATGCGAATGTATTATATTTCGGTGGTGATATGGTTATATATAAAGCTGATAGCGGCCTGAAAGACGACACGGTAGAAATAAAAGTAGATGCACAGCAAGCCTATTCAGTTCTAGGCGTGCAGTCGATAAAGACAATAAACACAATAGACCCAGTGCATGTAGCGGACGGGAATGTCACTGTCAATGTAGATATGGGCTACGACTTCGGAAGGTCTATATTATCACAAACTATTTCCTCGGAAAGCACAGGCACACAATGGGGTGCATTATGGGGTAGTGAGTGGAGTCCAGAGGTAGTAACAAGAACAGAAAACTACTTATCAAGTGGCCAAGGTACTTTTGTTAGTCCGAGGCTAAAAACCTCAGTTCTAGGACAGCGGTTATCTTGGTATAGTACATATTATAATTTTAGCGTAAATGCAATATAGGTAGATGTTATGAGTTTTTTTGATGAGTTATTTGGGGGTGGCGAGAAAACGTCATTTATAACAGACCCACAAGCGATAATCGACCAGCAAGACGAATTGAATCGTATAAACTTTGAGACACCAGAGGGCGGAAGAGAGTTCGGAGTAGACCCAGAAACAGGACGTTCAACGCTAACAGTAACAGAAACCCCGTTTCAACAACAAACTAGAGCGGCAAAAGAAGCTTTAGCTACATCTTTCTTATCTGATTTAGAAGGTGGAGACGATAGGTTTGCAGACGAAGCAAAGAGAATAGGAGACTTAACCTTTGAAAGAGGTTTATCACGCCTAGAACCTACTATAGAAACAGCTAGAAGACGCACGGAAACGCAACTAGCAACACAAGGTTTACCAGTTGGCAGTGAGGCAAGGTCAGACGAATTAGCAAGGTTAAGCCGTGAAGAGCAAGACCTACTTGTAAACTTAGCTGGAAGTTCCGAACTAGCAGCAAGTAACGAGCAAACGAGACTCAGAAATTTAGCAATGAATGAAGCGAATGTTTTCGCAGACCAGTTAGGTGGTGTTAACACGGAAGGATTCTTAAGTGGAGTTCCCACAATAGACGCGGCCGGTATTATACAGAACTCAGACCTAATGAACCTATCCCGTGACGCTCTGGAAGCCACGAGGGCTAATACCCAGCGTGAGAATGTGATAGGGGCAATCGAGGGAGTGACAAGCTTTGCCGGAGGCGGCGGCTTTGGAAGTTCTGCGGGAACTCCGATGGGTGGCGGTATGCAAGGACCTACTCAAGGGTCGGGAATAGCTGGGCAAATAACCCAAGCATTGCCTGCAGTGGCGTCATTTTTTGCGGGTTCAGATGAGCGATTAAAAGAAGATATAGAGGTGGTCGGTAGGGAAAAAGGCTTCAATATTTACGAGTTTAACTATAAAGATACTTCTAAGTATGGGGCTGGGCGTTATCGCGGTGTAATGGCGCAGGAAGTCGAGAAAACAAGACCAGAGGCGGTAACTGAAATTGATGGTTTTAAAGCTGTAAATTATGATATGATTGGACTAGAAATGGTGGAGGTTAAACATGCGTGAAGCAATTGAAAGGTCAGCAGCAAATAATGCATTAAGACAGAAAAGACTAGACCAAAGTCGCGCAGGAATAAGCAACTCAGGCGGTAGAGCTTTGTTTAATTTGCTATCAGTGGGTAGGCAACGTGATATCAATCGTGAGCGCTCAGATTTAGAACCCCAACTAGCAGAACTAGAAACGCAAAGACAAAGCTCAATGGCTAACGTTATAGCTCAGTCTGGGGCTTCACCAGAGCAACAAGCCGCATTTGCTACGTTACCAAGAGCGAAGCAAGAGGAGTTGTTTAGTAAAAAGTTTGCGCCAAATAAAGCTGATAGCCCTAGTGCTGTACGTGAGTTTGAGTTCTTTAATAAATTAACGCCACAAGACCAACAAAGGTTTATAAATATAAAGCGTGCTGACCCATTAAGGGCTAAGGGCTTAGTTGAAAGTGTTGGGGGCGATGTAACAGTTAAAGAAGGTTTCGGGGAGTCTGTATCAAAAATAGAAGAGCAAAAAGAGACAGGAAAGCTAACGGCAAAAGCTAAGTTATCGCCAGCTATTAAAAAAGCGGAAGAGATTGCTAAAATTGTTGGAAAAGAAGAGGGTATAGCGATAACGGAGTTGGACGCACAAATAGCCTCCTTCCCTAACCTTCAAAGAGTTGCGGCAGAGCTAAGTGAGTTAGGAAAAACCGCCACATTTACAAAGGCAGGACAAGCAGCGGATATAGCTAGAAGAGAGTTAGGTTTAGATGTTGGACAAGGTGCGGTTGCGAGGTCTGAATATATAGCTAAAATTGATAACGAAATACTTCCTTTGCTAAGACAAACCTTTGGGGCGCAGTTTACAGAGAACGAGGGTAAAAGCTTAAAAGCAACATTAGGTGATGTAAATAAATCACCAGAAGAAAAAGACGCTATACTAAAAGCGTTTATAGCAGCAAAAGCGGCTAACATTAAAACAAAGCAAAGACAAGTTGGTGCTAAAGAGGAGGTTGCTGGGTTCGACCCTACCAATCCATTAAACGCACCAATTGAGGTGTTACCGCAAGGAGCAACTCAGATAGGAACGTCGGGCGGTAAACCAGTATTTCAAACACCAGACGGTAAAACGTTTATACAGGATTAATATGGCTTTTAGGCAAGTGCAAGATATAAAGTTAGATGCTCCAGCGGAACAAAGTGCGCGGCCTCAAGCCATGCAACCAACGTTCCGTGAGGTTACTGATGTAGAACTTGATAAGCCACAAGCGGTAGAGCCGCAAGAGGCGGGATTCTTTGAGCGACAAAGGCAAAGGGGTGCAGAAACTGCTAATTTAGCAGAGGCTATTGTGCCTTTAGGGGGGGAGCCTAAAGAGGGTGGAATAAGAAAGGCAGAGGCGCAAATAAGAGGAGCGGGGCAGTTCGCGGCTGGCGTTACTGATGTTGTGGGAGAGGGCGCAACAGCATTATTCCACGCAGCCATGACGGATAAAGGCGAAGAGAAATTGAGCGCAGAGTTACAACAATTAGCTGCAACCCCAGTGGGGCAAGCAGGAATAGAAGCTATACAAAAAGGCGGTGAGTTATACAGTGAGTTTAAAGAGGGTAATCCGAGAGTGGCGGGATTGCTAGAGGCTGGTGCAAATATCATTGGTGTATTACCATTGCTCAAAGGGTTGGGAGCGGCAAAAAGTGTGGCAACAACAGCACCAGAAGGCGTGATTGCAAAAGCTCCAGCCGCTGTGGCGCAAGCAAAAGAACGTGCAACAGCTTTATTTACAAAAAAAAGCAAAGAAGCGTTACAACCTGATGATTTAAAAACGTTATCAGCAGATAAATATAAGCAAGCAGCAGAGGCGGGGGAAAACTTTCCCGACGCAGTAAGGTTAAATCTTATAAACTCATTAGAAAGTAAGAAAGCTGGAGCGGAATCTTTACGTAAAGGCAGTAACGATATTGATAACGCCCTAGAGCTTATGGAAGTTAGAAAAGGCGAAGTTCTTACTTTAGATGGAGCGCAACAAATAGATGAAGAGTTGGGACAGCTTATATCGAAGAACTATAGAGATGGGCTTAATGCAGATGGTAAAAAACTATTAGAGATACAAGATAAATTCCGCTCAGAGATACAAAAGAGCGAAGGTGGTAAATTATTAAAAGAAGGTCGTGACTTATGGTCTGCCTCTAAACGTATGGAAGATATAGACCGTATTTTGAAAAACGCAGAATTCACAGACAATCCCGCTACATCTATAAAAAACGGATTTAGAACTCTTGCTAGAAACAAGAAAAGAATGCGTGGTTATAGCCCAAAGGAAAGAAAGTTAATAGAGAAGGCTGCAAAGAGTGGCGTTATACCAAATACGCTAAGAACTATAGTTGGCAGTCGTTTAATATCAACTGGTTTAGGTGGGATACTCGGTGGAACGGGCGGGGCTATAACGGGCGCTGTAGTTTCAGGCGCAGCAAGGAAAGCCGCAGAAAGTGCGGGAAAAAGAGCAACAAAAGGCATACAACAAGAAATAACAAATAGAGCGCAAAGCGGCTCACTACGAAACGCAATAAAGGAGTCTAAATAAATGGCAAACGCATCAAGAAACGGCACTGGTACTTTTACCCGTGTATATGACTGGACAGATGACGCAGCAAATAGCATTGCTATAACTGCATCACGTTTTGACGAAGAAATGGACGGTGTGGCAGCGGAGCTAACAAACTCGGTTGCAACAGATGGTCAAACTACTATGACTGGCAATCTGAAGCTAGGGAGTAATAAGGTTACCCTTGTGGCGGATGCTACGCTAGTTACTGATGCTCCTAACGCTGGACAGGTGGCAGATAACGACTTTGGTTACTTGGGTACTACGGCTGGAACTTCAGCGGCCTACACGTTAACACCAAGCCCTGCAATTGCTGCATTAGTAACAGGGCAAGAGCATTCATTTACTACGAACGCGGACAATACCCTTGCATCAAGCGAAACCACGTTAGCAATAAGCGGCTTAACTGCAACAAATCTAAAGAAGATTAATTCTTCAGGTGCAAAAATAGCGGTGGCGGCTGGTGATTTAAAAAATGGTATTTCTTATGCGGTTCGTTATGATGGTACAGATTATTTATTAACAGACCAGATTACAGCGGCCTCAAGTTCAGCTTCCGAAACAGTAGAAGGAACTGTAGAGCTTGCGACAGTTGCGGAGGTTAAAACAGGAACAGATACAGCGCGTGTTCCATCGGTGTCCAGTATGATAGGGCATGAGGGAATATGCAAAGCGTGGGTATTATTTGACTCAACTGGAACACTGAGTGTTTATGATAGTTTTAATGTGTCGTCTGTTAGTGACAACGGGGTTGGATTGTTTACGGTCAATTTCTCAACAGCTTTTGGAAGTGCAAATTATGCGGTGACGGGTTGGGGTAGAATTGCAAGTAGTGGGTCTAATATTTCGGGCTTTATAGGTGGCACAACAACGCAGGCAAATCAAACTGCGGGTGCTTGCCCTGTTGCTGTGTGGTCAGATTCAGGAACAAACCCAGACCTTGATTATATTGGTGTCGCATTTTTTGGAGATAGATAGGATGAAAGTAATAGCTTTTACAGAATTAGACGGTAGCGTTACATATGTTACGCCTGTTGATAAAACAAAAACACTTGCAGAGGTGGTGGCAAAAAGCGTCCCTGACGGTATTGAGTATAAAATCATAGAAGCGGCGGATTTGCCTCAAGACAGGTATTTCAGGAACGCGTGGTGTATTGAAGGGGGAAAGGTTGTGGTTGATATGCCAAAAGCCCGTGACGTTCATATGAAAGAGATACGCAAAAAACGGGACGCGAAAATAAAAGTGCTAGATATAGAAACAATGAAGGGTTTGGATGTTCAAGCAGAAAAACAAGTGTTGAGAGATTTACCTGCTAAGATAGACTTAACAACAGCGGAAACGCCTGAGGACTTAAAAGCAATCTGGCCGAATTTAGACGAGAAATCTTCTGAGTTCTATACTATTTCTAGTCCACCAACAGAGGTATTTAGTTTATAATGGCTACTGATATATTACCATCAGAAATACCAGCGTTTAGCGGAAGCAGTAAAGTTTCTACTGATTATACGTTTACGCCTGAAACGATGCGTATTACGGTAAATGATTTAGACTTTAAACGGGTTTTGTATATTGTAAATTCTACACATAGTGTAGTTATGTATAACCCGTATGATAAGGATAAACTGGGGGAAAAGCTGCCTAATGGGATTTTATTAAACTTCCCAGAAAACGGCTACATGAAAACGTTGGATGACCTTCTGGTTGTATATGAAAGTGAGCAACCTCCTGTTATGGAGCAGGGCGGTCGATTAAAGTCGATTGTTGTAGATGATGCGGCTGTATGTGCATTAAACACCCTAATAAAAGAACAAAGAATAACAAACTATTATTTGGCTAAATTATCAGACGAACAAATAACACATAAGGAGATTCTATAAATGGCAGATAGTATACACGGCGACAGCGGTAAAGGAATATATGAGGTTGGTGTCACAACAGCGAAGCAGTTAAAAACCTTTTCAGAAACTACATCGGAGCAGACGCAAGCTAATCTAATAGGAAACGCGTATAATATAAACACTGGAGAGGTAACTTTAACGGACGCGGTGCAAACGCCAATTCTTTACTTTAAGAACAATGAAACACAAGACCTGTTAGTTACAGCCCTCGCGATAGGTTTTCAAAACTCTACAGGCGGTGCTGCTACTGATGCGCCTATTATAACCGTGATTAGAAACCCAACAACAGGCACTATAGTTAGTGGCGCAACTGATGTTGATATAAATTCCAATAGAAATTACGGTTCATCCAATACGCTATCTTTATCAGATGCATACAAAGGCGCTACGGGCGACACAATGACGGACGGCACGGAGCATCTTCTAATATATCAAACGGACTTAGGTCGGGTATTTGCTGCGATAGACGAGGTAATTCCGAAAGGGACTAGTATCGGCGTAAAGATAACGCCACAAGATAGCAACACAAGTTTAACTTGTTACGTTGCGTTAATTTGTCATTTAATAAACGGGGTATAAGATGGGATTTGAAATAGAAGGAAGTGGCGACGGTGGGCGTAATACAGTCCAAGTCGATAGTAAAAAAAGGGCGTTTGTTAAATCGGTTTCGGAGTCGGCAGATGCCGTTATAAATAGAGAGTCTGGTAACGTCTGGACTTTACCGTTTGACGGTTTGAACCCTACGGGCGCGGGAGATTATGTTGTTTATATTAAAAACACTGGTGATAAAACTCTGCATATAGACGAGATAGCATTGAGTGCAGACACGGCAACTACCCAAGTGGAGTTGCACGGGGTTACAGGAGTGGCGGCAGGAGGCTCAACACTAGCCCCTGTTTCAAGCACGGTTGGCTCGTCAGCGTCTCCAAGTGCGACTATACAAAGTGGAGCGGATATCACGGGTTTAACTAGCTCAGGAATACATCGCTTTATTCAGTGCGCCGTGGTTAATACGGAATATGTTATTGAGATTAGTGAGCGTATAAGGATACCAAAGGGGCAGGCACTCGCGTTATTGGTGGAAACTGCAACTGCGAATATAACTGGTACAATTACTTTAGTGGAAGAAGAATGACAATAAACACCTTTATTATAGGTAACGACTCGCATAAGCCTGCCGAACTATACACCAAGGAGAAAGGTGTGGGGCAAATGGTGTATACGGAGCCTATGCTCACTAGTCTTTTAGCGGGGCAGTTTTTAATTAATGAGACATTTGGCTCAGCGATGAATCAGAACGTTGCGTTTACTGGCACGCCAGAGTTAATCCATAATGGTGGGGACGCTACGGGCTGGACTGGTGCGGCTGTGTTAGGTACGTGGGATTTTGCAGCGGCAGGTGTTGGCGTTAGTGGCGGCGCGGCGGTAACTGTTACAAGTGCAATCAATTTAAGCACAGCAACGTTTAATGATGCTGGCGAGATAGACATGAGCGGTTACACAGCTATAACTGGTCAAGTTAATTTGCAGATATATAGCGCATTAAACAATAGTATATTATTACAGTTCCAAAATAACGGGGTAAATGTTGGTGTTCCTGTGAGTTTAAATGATTATATTAACACCTCACTTCTTGGCTCTTATCAATCTTTTGTTATTCCAAAATCTGATTTAGAGATTGACAATATTACAGTTGATGAACTAGATATTATTATAACAAGAAGTGGGGGCACAAGGCCTACAATTTATTTTGATGACATACAGATTGAAGAATTCGGGGAACCATTAATTTACACTCTAAAGCCTCGCGCTGGAACAAAACTACACGTTAATACACTGGAATTTAGTTGGGCGGATGTTGGCACGGGTATTACAGCCTTTGCTTATAATAAAATAGGTGCTATATCTACTTTAGCGAATGGCATAGGTGTAAATTTAACTGACTCCGACGTGTCGGGAGTAGTGCGTAACCTAGGGGATTTTCTATCATTAACGGGTAGAATAGTTAATAAAATAGATGACGGCACAAACACATTCGTAACGGTTGCATTTGATTTTAAAGCGCAAGAAGTGCCAATCGTTTTAGATTCAAGAGAGGCCAGGGTAATCACTGTGACAATAAATGACGATTTATCTGGATTGCTACGATTCACATGCTTTTCTGGATGCCACGAGGAGGATATAACATGAGTACAAACCAAGAATTAAGACAAGCGGCGGTGAGAGCTGTTACAAGTACGACAGGCTCATATAACGAGGACTGGATGGCGTTATTTGACGCGGCTAGTATAGCTTCTGGTGAATTCAACGGACGCTTTATTGCATGGTTACAACAACAAACAGGCTCAAGCTCAACAAATATAAACGATTTAAAGGCGGATTTCGCAACCCAACTAGGGGTGGCGAGTTGGCACGATGTAACAAGCTTATTAAACTTACCTATGGGTGATTTTGTTGCTAGTTGTGTGTTTGATTTAGACGCAACTTTCGCAACTTCCTATCCTGGTACTGGGACTAGCTTTTTGAATGTAGAGCCAACCCCTGCGGATGGAGAGTTGCAAGCGGAATACGACTTTGGAACTGGTGTCGGTGCGCCAACTTTCACGGGAACAGCAGGAAGTCCAGCGGCCTACTTCTCATTTAACAACGACAGTTTTGCAGGGGATAACGCTCTAAGTACATTCTTAGACGCTATACACAAGACCACGGGCGGTGCAGATTACACTATGGTAATGACTGTTTACTATAAAAGTGCAAATACTGTATTTGCAACAAATAGACAAGCGGGAACTACCAACAAAGGGGTTATGATGTATACCCTCGCTGCCGACGATAAATTAAAGATGCTGCAAAGAGGCGATAGCGGAAATTCAACAACTATTGAAACGAATGGAACTTTAAATGCAGACGAGTGGAACTTTCTTGCCGTTTCTCATAAACATAGTACTAACGAGTCTACGGTGTGGCTTAATAGTTCACTCGGCTTAACTGCAACAGACACATTTAATACCACAACCTCCACAGCAAGCGCGAATGAGTTTTATATAGGCGCTTATGGTGGCGGTACATTACCACTTGCAAACGACTCAAGGGTGCGAAGCTTTGACATGTTTAATGGGAACTTAACGGACGCGCAAATGGCGATTGTTGCCACTCAATTAGGCACTAGGCATAACGATACGTACGTCGCAACTGTGCCTGACATCCCAACGGATGATTTAAGTTTGTGGATGAGGGGTAATGAGTCTGACGAAGTGGGAAGGGATGTATCAGAAAATATTACTTCATGGAATGGCATTTCAGCGAATACACATGTAGGCGCTCAAGGAACCGCGAGTTCACAGCCTGTTTATACGACAGGGGTGCAAAATGGTCTTAGTGCTATAAACTTTGGGGCTAACGACTTCTTGGAGGTTCCGCACGATAGCAGCTTAAACCTATCCACGGGTGATTTCACGGTATATATTGCACATAGGCCAACCACAGTTGACAGTGAGTTTAGGTTTATGTATGAAAAAGGTAACGGCGGTAATACGGATATCGACTTGTTATTTGGAATAAACAATAACGCTAAGTTTAGAGTAATAACGGGCGACAATATAATTAATGACTTTCAAAGCACATCGTCAGTTGTAGCAGATACAAACTATATACATAGAATAGAACAGGACTTATCTGGGGCCGGTACGCTAGAAATTTTTATGAATGGTGTGAGCGATGGCTCTACAGCCGTTCTTGCGGGTTCAGATAGTTTATCCTCGCTAAAAATAAACGCTAGGAACAGTGGCGTTGGCGGATATCTTGGTTATATGTTTGAAATACTCGTTTACCAAGGGTTACATTCTGGCGCTGAGTCTACAGAGGTAGAGGACTACTTAACAGAAAAATGGGGTTTTTAGTATGGGATGGCACAGAGGAACATTAGCGGAATATATTACTGAACACACGGCAATGAAGGTTAGGTTCGGTATACCAGAAGGGGGGAAAATAACTTACCTTAGAGGTAAGCTTGCACCCACTAGGCCGCGAACCACACATTACTCGAAACCTATAGCACACCCTACAAATAACGACGATTACATATGGCAGTTTGACGAAGGTGGAAGGGCTGCTTCGACGGTATATATAGATGCGCAAGTTAAAGCTGTTGGTTGGTTTCCTGATGATGGATTATTAGATTAAACTAAGAGGATTAAAATTATGGATTATATATTTCAAAATAGAACAAATATTTTAGTAGCACCAACGGCTCCTGATGGGTCGTTAATCATGGCGTTTCATGGTAGTTATGGTGCGCCCGCTTCTTTTCAAAACGCGATAAAGCTAGAAGATATTTACCCAAATTCGTACATTCTTTATGTTAGTGCGGAAGAAACAAAACTATGGAAAGCGGGTAGTGAGTCTAATGATGTTGCTTATATTCACAGTTTGCTATTGTCTGTAAAAGCGGATTATGACATTATAGATTTAACAAAAATAAGCCTAACTGGTCATAGTGGTGGCGGTGCGATGTGTTACAAAGCGGCCGCATACTTAGATGAATTTAACTTTGCGAGTATTACTACTTTATGCGCTCCTTATTTAGCTACAGAAGAATTTGATTATACTGGTCCAGTATATCATTTCCATATGGTGAATGATAAGATTGTTCCAATTGCGGGGACTGAAAACTATCCAAGCCTTATTGATACGATGGCAAGCTTAACCAAGCATTTCAAAAGTGCGCGTTTTGATGTACGAGCTAGTAATAATATTGAAAACGATAATGCACATAATCTTGGTATTATCCTTGCTGAATATCCTACTTTATTGACTGAAATTAAAACAACTTTGGGGCTATAAGACATGACTGAAGGAAAATTAGATATAACAGCTTCCGTGTTGAGAGCTGAGAATAAATATTTAACATGGGTAATTGCTTTTTTTGTAACTGTTCTAGTTGGCACATTGGGTGTTATTGGAAATTTCCAAATAAAAGCAACAAATACAAACACTGAAGAATTAAAGCTTCTTCGTGGTGATATAGGTATTATGAATATTGCCACTAACGACAGAATAAACCAGTTGTATAATAGGCTGGACGTAGGCAGAGAGAAAGCTACATCAGCTTACAAAATGCTGCAAAGTAACGTAGAGAGAAACAAGGAAGATGGAGAGAGAAACAAGGAAGATGTAGCGAGAAATAAGGAAGATATAGCTAATATAAAAGAGCAATTAAAGGTGCGTGGTTATGAATAAATTCAGCGATAAATCACAAGGTAAACTAAACTCATGCCACGAGAAATTGCAGGTTATATGCAAAGAGGCAATCAAGATAACTGACTTTACAGTTTTATGTGGTCACAGAAATGAGGTAGACCAAAACAAAGCTTATGAAAAAGGCGCAAGCGGTGCGAAATGGGGTGAGTCTAAGCATAATAGCCACCCTTCAATGGCGGTTGATATAGCCCCTTATCCTATAGATTGGAATGATACAGAGCGTTTTGCTAGATTAGCTGGTACAATAGAAGCTATAGCGTTTAAATACGGTGTTAAACTAAAGTGGGGCGGTGACTTTAAAAATCTTAAAGATATGCCTCACTTTGAAATTGATAGTTAGGAGGGTATTATGATAACAGGTGCAATATTAGGGGCTTTGGGTAGCTTAGGAAATCAGGCCTTGGGAATCTACCGCGAAAAGCAACAAGCGAAAGTGGAAGAAAAAAAGCGGTCTGATGAATACGAAAAAGCAAAATTAAACGCTGGCAAGGCCGCTATAGTAGAGTCATATAACCATGATAAAACATTAGGGCAAGATGTTAGCAGGTGGGTTGCAAATATTAGGGCTATGGTGAGGCCAGTACTTACATTTTACTCACTAACAATAGTAACGGTATTCTTTTTCTTTACCGATGTAGCGGGGAAAGCGGTAATTATTGCAAGTGCATTAGAGTTTTCTTCAATGGCAGGCACTTGGTGGTTTGCAGATAGGTTTAAAAAGTAAGGGGTTAGGCTATGATTAGATTACTAATAGTTTTAATATTATTACCATCTTTTTCATTGGCCGTCCCGTGGCACTACAGCAATAATAAAAACATTGTTATTGAAGGTGACAAGCAACCAGTCAGGAGTGCAAACGCTCCAACTATTGTAAGCACAAGTGATTGCCTGGGGTCTTATAGCGCAGGTGTTCAACGCCAATTTTTAGGTTTATCACTTGGTGGCACTAAGGAAAGTAAACCCTGTAACATAAGAGAGTTTTCAAAGATATACATAGCTATAGGCGATTATGAAGCAGCTCACGCGGTTTTATGTCAAAGTAAAATCATTAAAGACGCATTGCAGTCAATTAATAAACCCTGCCCTTCTAAAGACGATGTAAAGGCCGTTTGTGCATACCCTACAGAAGAGTGCAAGAAGTCTAAGCGTTAACCCCACGCGAAGTCCTGCAACTCCCATTCGTCTTCTTCTTTCCAGTATGCGTCTAGTTGTTCTTGGTTTGGCATGTTATCCTCACACGTATTGTTCAAAATAGCTGTATTGCTCTTCAACGGAGGGTTTGCACCATTCTTTGTAAGCCTCATCGAGAATTCGGAAGTGGGACTGCGCTCTTTTATCTTTAGTAAGTTCAGCGCGTGAATTAATTCCACAGCTAACCAATATATATTCCTTGCAGATTATCTCGTTATCTTCCTCGGTAGTATCAGCAAGAAGCTCAAAGCCTGATTGTGCCACAAATCTATGGAAGCTCTCTTCTTTACAGAGCATAACAGCTCTAATTCTAAGCTTCTCCCCTTCTGATTTCTCTTCGCGCTTCGTAACTGTAAACTGAGTAATAGGCCCATCCATACCAAGTTCTTTTGCAGCGTCAGTCCCATTTGGTAGATATTCTTTGTTGATTATCTTGGAGTTTAATAAGCATACCGCAACAGGTTTTGACTCACCGCCAATAGGCATACCAAGCTTTGTTATTACGTCTTGAAATAACTCTTCTGGCACTTCCACTTCCAGCACTACAACCTTTCTAGTCTTTACATGTTTAAATGTAACATATTCACCCGCTATTACTGCATTATCTGTCATGGTATTTCCTATATAATTCGTTAGCGTATTCTATTAACTCTTCTTCTGTAATTCCTAGTGCAGCCCAGAAGCTTCGCTCACCATGTCTATGTAATTTCTCGATATGACACCAGAAACACATAGGCACTTGATACTCTTCTTCTGCTTTACCGCCCATAATCGACTTAACGAATGTTAGATGGTGGCCGCAATTAGTTTCCCCTTCAATCCCACAAGCGTAGCAGGGAAACGTCCGTAAATATTGACGGTATCGTTTCTCTACTGCTGTTAGGTTCTTCTTAGGCATTTAATCATCCTTTGGAATATCATACTCCATATTGAAGACCTTGTCTGTTCTGGCCCAATGGCTATAATGACCCCACCTGTACGAACTTAAATCTTCTGCTCTACAAGCGTGCTCCCAACCACAAGTTTCATCAGTCCTACTCCACGCATCACCACGTCCATCTAAAAAATAGAAGTTGGCTTGTGCGTCCTCTTCACTAAAGCAAACAATCTTACCGCGTTTAGGTGTTTTATCTTTAAAACTGTAAATTTCCATCTTCATTTATTCTTCTCCTGTCTTTGTTATAAGTGTTACACTTTCTTCTTTATATTAACCTTGTAAGTGTTTAGTTTATCAAGTCCCTTAGCAAGGCATTCTATGAACTCCTCATCCCTAAATACTCTAATGATAAATAGCTTTTTACCCTCTATAAAATTAGGGTGGAAGCTAACAAAATCACACCATTTACGCTCTGAAACATAAAGGCCGCCTTGAACTTGGGCTTTATATTCAGTTGGTAACGCACCTTGAAATAAATACTTCGTGTGTGTCTTTTGGTTAGGACATTTAAACTCGACCAAACCATTATCACCAATAAGTCCATCTGGAGAATAGCCATAAAAACCATTCTTCATAAATCCCACCTCTTTAACAAGTGATAAAGTGTGTTGTTGATAAGCGTTCCTAGCGTCAGGTTCCAAATCATTACCGCGCTGCATATCAGCACTTTTATATGATTCGTCTTGTAGGTTCGTTATAGTTTCACTCACCAACTGAAAAGCATAATCGCGTATTTGTTTGCTTAACTCCCCCTTGCTCGTAATAATCTTAGAGAAGTTACTAGCTGTTGCCACACCTTGGCGTAATTGGAGCCATTCATCAGACCCTTGTTCGCAATTAATTATCTGCATTTTCTTCGCTCAATTCATTTAATCTTTTGCACAGATTTTTAAACTTAATCAACGGTAAAGCCGCTAAAGAATCAATTTGCATAAGTTCGCATATATCCATCACGCTCTTATCAGCCAAAGGAATTAACCCTTCCAACTCTTCACGCTGTTCTTTAGATATAACCTTTTCCACTAGCTCACTTTGAGGCACCTCTTTAACACGTAAACAATCGACGTTTTGCCCTTTAACCTTAACCTGAGAAAGAAATAACTTTATCTTCAGTCCTTGGCAGTCTTCCATATAACTTGTACCTGTAGACCGTAGGATTGATTGTGAGTTAGTTTCATTGCATATAAAAGGTTTTACTTTCTCTTCAAACCTAATAACTCTTTTGGCCTCAGAAGTGTTTATAATTGGGTTTTTAACCTCTTCCCATTGTGCGGACTTTATAGTTAATATAACGTCACGCCCTTCTGGCAAGTCCCAATGTCCTAAATAGTTCTTGTTAGGATTTTGTAGCCAATGTGTCTTTGTTGGTTTATCGCTCATTTTCATTCTCATTATTATTAAAATACTCTATATAATCCAGTGCGGCTTGATATTCTAATTCTGCTCGCTCAGAACGCCACTCTTTAAATCCCTCTTTATCTATCATCTTCATTCTCCATACATATTTCACAGA